TGGCGAGAGTGGTGACGGTGCCAGAGCTTCCACGGTACTTCAGCGCACCGGCTTCGACGTAGAGTTGGCCACCAGTCACGTTGGCCGTAGGAGCAGTTCCGTTGGCGATCTGGATGGTCTTTGCAGCGGTGGTTCCGGCAGCGGTCAGACCCACCAACAGATTCCCGCTCGCGTCGAGCGTCATCGCTTGGGTGAAGGTGATGGCGTTGCCAGCGGTTCCGCTGGGGGCTATTTTCCACGCAAAACCGCCAGCGGTTGAACTGTTGAAATCAAACAACCCAGCATAGCTCGTTGCTGCATAAGTGTTAACAGCGGAAGTGTTCAGGTATGAGTTAAAATACATCTCGGCAACCGCGCTTGTGCCGTTCATAGCTAACGCAGCAGCAGCAAGACCTCCGATCTGAATTGGACGCCGATTTGTAGCCCACGCACTCGGCGTAACCCCCACGCCGACGTTGCCGGAGGCATCCAGCGTCATCACGTTCGCAATCGACGCATTGCGGAAGATCAGCGGTCCTTGTCCGCCATTCGCCCACGAGTAGTTGATCGTGGTTCCAGCACCATTCGTTGCGCCATCGGAGGTGACAACAAACGTGGCTTTGTTGCTGACAATCCGCATCGACGGTGTAGTCGCCGATGTGATTCCGGTTGAACCAACAGTGAAAAGTCCGGTGTCAGGACTCCCCCCCACGCCCAGCCCCGTGGAGTTCAGGGTCATCAAAGTTGATGCACCAGCACCGCCAACGGAAGTCACCTGTCGCCAGACAAGATCCTGAGAAGTCGACCAGTCAAAGTAACTTGCTCCAGAAGACCGATACAGCGCAAGACGACCACCAAGAGCATAAACGTCTTGGGTTGAATGAATGATTCCAGTGACATCTAGCGGATAAGCAGGAGACGCTTGAACAATACCCACCCGATTGTTCGTCGAATCAACCTTCAGCGTCGAGGTATCCACCGTCAGGTCGCCGGTGATGGTGGCGGAGGCCAGCGTGGCGGTGCCGGAACAACCAAGGATGTTGTTCACGCTGATCTTCTTCGTCGTTCCCGACGCCGCCATCGTCGTGTCCGACACATCGACAATAGGCAGAACATCGTTCGCCGGATCAGCGGCCGTCAGGGCCGTCAGAGCTGTGATTTTCGTATCTGGCATATCAGTAGACTGTTAGGATGAACTTGCTTGAATCTTCGGTGAGCAATAGGTCGGTACCCTGCTCGGTGGTTATGCGGTCATAGGTGCCAAGGCTCAGGACGATCTTCGATGTGTTGTCCTCCAGCCGGATGAAGAAGTCGTCCTCCTGGAGCAGGTCCCGACGCAGGATCGGCGGATCAATCGGAGTGACGCTTCCGCCACCCGAAGATGCCAACCGAGTTCCAAGCGCAAGGGTCGTCACGGGGTCAGGATTGGATCACTCCATTGGTGGCCCACACCACGCCGCTCGAAAGCTGGAAGCTATTGATCGGAGCTTGGATCGTCACACCAGCCGGAATCGTCACGGTCGAGAATGTGCCGACGATGTTCGACCCAGAGATACTGGAGATCACAGTCGGGGCGAGGAACGTGAGGGCCACGAACGGGCCGGTGTAGCTTGAGGTATCCTGGACGAGCCGGCCACCGGCCACGCCCATCGAATACTGGATCGCCTGATTTGATACGTCGCTCATATGTCCCAGATTTTCCGAATCTGATTCTTGGTGAAAGTGCTTTCGAATCGGGAGCCCTGCCGATCTTCCATCCGGCTGAACCCGCGCTTCACATGATCCTTGAGTTCGGCCTCGCGGGCAAAACCCGTGACCCCGAAGCGGGCCACGGGCTGCCTCGTCCAGCGTTCCCCTTTGATCACAATCGAATCGGTTCCCATCGGAGCGATATGCTCCATGGACCGGCCCTTGTTTTCGAAGGTGTAGATCGGCATCTTAGCCCTCCATCTCGCTGTCGTATTCCTCGGCCATCTTCTGCATGCCTTCTTTGTCCATGGGTCCGGCCATCTCTTTCTTGTCCTCCTTGGACTCGTACTCGGCGGGCATGCCGTTCACGCTGCGGATCTCGACATAGGCTTCTCCGTTGTCGAGCTTCTTGAGAACGCCACGAACGTCGTCCAACAGAACCTCGTCACCGACCTCGGGCATGGCACCTTGTCCATCCTCGGTATCGGTGGATAGAGCCTCGACAGGAATCGAAATCATGGGCGCATTGTTGTCGGCATCTTCGCATCCGCAAGCGGAATGAGAAGAAGGGGCACCACCGATTTCTCGATGATGCCCCTTTGGGCCGACGGCGATCACCATGATGGTGGCCGTCTTGGGTTTCATTACAGCGTGGTCGAGGTCTTCGTGCGATGCACCAGGTACCAGACCGGGTTGCCGGTCGAGCCGGTGTTACCGGCGGCCAGACGCAGGGTGGCGAAGTAGAGCTTCACGCCGACCGTGACGAGCTGGTTCAGCGGATCGCTCTTGTCCGGGGTATCGGTGATCACGATCTTCGGGGAGAGCGGATCATCACCGGTCAGAGCGGGGATACCGAACGCCTCATTGCCGAAGAAGAAGGACGCGATGATGTCCTTGCTGACAGCCAGACCGCCACCAGCAGCGGTAGCCTGATAGACGAACTCATCGGCAGCAGTACCGGAGCCGGTGCTGACGAACGAGTTGGTCTGGTTGACCACGCGGCAACCGTAGATGGAGCCGACCTCGCCCTTGTAGAACGGCTGGCCCTTGTTGCCGTAGTTGGAGGCGTTGAGCCAGTCGCTGTCGCGCATCAGGTCGCGGGCGACACGGGGGTCCGTGGCGAGGACGTAGCCGCCGTTGATGAGCGGGGCGCGGTTGCGCTTGAGGCGGGTCATCGAGTCGAGGACAGCGGACGCCGTCATCGTGGTGTTGGCGGCGGTCGTGTCGCTGTTCAGCGCAGAGAAGGTCTGCGTGGTGAGCGTAGCGGGATTACCGTACACCTTGATACCGCCGGAACCGGCGGCGGTGTTGCAGGCATCCGAGTTGTCGAAGGTGCCACCACCCTCGGCGGCGGAACCGATGGAGGAACCGCTGGACGTGAGGTTGGAGCCGATCAGGGTGTTACGAATCACCGAGTCAACCCAGAGGGCCATGTCCAGACCGCTGGTCTTGGTGGCCTGCTGCAAGCTGTTGAACAGGTCGGTGGCGCGGAGGATGTCGGTGAGACCGATGACCTGACCGTACTGCGCCAGGCTCTTGTCGAGCTTGTTCAGCGCGAGAGCGCGGTAGTTGGCCGAGCTGATGGCGGTGCCTTCTCCCAAAGACTGAACGCCGCCGATGCTCGGGGGTCCGAAGCGGAACATGCTGATGGCCTTGTTGCCGTTGTTCTTCGGGATCGGAGCCTTCATGGAGAACTGGTCGAGGATCGTCTCCTGCTGGACGATGCTGAGCAGCTCCTTGCTGAAGTAGTTCTGGAACTGGTTGGTGAGCGTGGTTGAGGTCGTGACTGGCATATTGTAGTTGTGGTTGTGCTATCAGGCTGCTTCCCGGTCGAACTCTCGTGACGCCCGCATGAGCGCCTCCCTCTGCTCCTTGAGGGATAGCTTGGAGAAATCATTCTCCTGAGCCTTGAGTGTTCCTGCCGGGATGCTCTTCCCGATGGCTGTTTTCTGCTGGAGCTTTTCGAGTTGTGCCTTGAGCGATTTGTTCTCCGTTTCCAGAGAACCGGCTCTTTCGGCGGACTGTTGGAGCTTCACGATCTCGACCGCGTGAACGAGACCATCGGGCACCTGGGTGAGGAGCGGGAACTTCTGGAGTAGGCCAACGGTGCGCTTGTACGCATCGCTGTTCTGATCCTTCATCCAAGTCTCCTTCTCGGAGATCCTGTTGAAGTTGTCAGCCCACGCCTTCTGGAACTGCTCGCTCTGGGCCTTCTGAGCCCTTTCCCCAGCCAGCTTCCGCACACCCTCGGCTTTCGCCCGTGCCGCCTTCGCCAACTGGGTATCTCCATCGGCATCGAACTCCTTGGCCGCAGCCTCGTAATCCTCTGCCGTGTAACCCTTGTCATCCCGAACGGAGTTGACCTCCTGAACCTTGGATTCCTCCCGGTTCTTGGCCCACTCCTCCCGTTCGCGCTTGATCGCCTCGCGCTCGGCCTTGAGGGCCTCCTTCTCGGCGTTGATCGATTCCCAGGTCTTCGCCTTGCGGGCGTTCTCCTGGGCGAACTTGCTGCTCTTCTTCTCCGCTGCCGGAGCTTCGACGGACTCCTTGCTTGGTTCCTTCTCAAGCGCCTGCTCTTTGCCGGCGGGAGCCTCTGGAGAGGACTTCCCTGACTCAGTCGGCTGCTCCGTTTCCTGTTGGTTCGGTTCAGCCGTATTCTTCTGGCTGTCGATATCGACGCCGGAATCGTAGGCGCTGGCCAAGGCCAGCATGTTGTCCGCGCTCAGTTCTTCTGCCATGTGCTTTTGACTCGTTTGTTGATCCGCACAGACCAACAACCGCAACTTTGATCCTATGTGTTCGTGACAGAATCCGGATCAGTATCCTGTCCCGTAATTGATTCCTGATCGGCCATCACTTCGATGACCTTCACAAGACTGGCCTGACCCATTGCAAAGCCCGCCGAGTATTGCAAATGGTTTCGGTCCGTAATCGCAGAAGCGTTCTGCATGAGAACAGTGTTCAGGAGTGCGTCCTTGAACTTCTTCCCGACCTCGGACCGCAGGAAATTGTTGAGTGCAATCGCTTCTTCCTTGCCCCACGGAAGAGGGTCCACCCACTTCTGATGGCGCGAGAAGCTCCAAGCGGCTTTGAGCCGGCCAATGAGGGTGATCACTTGGCCTTCCTCTTGCCTGCGGCGGCGCGGCGCATGAACTCTGCGGCCCCGAGTTTCTTGCGACCGATCCACGCGGCGAGGGCCTTGGGATCATCGGCCCCTTCCTTACGGAGTTCGCTAGCCAGTTTGCTGAACTTGGATTTCTTTTTCATGTTGGAAATGGGTTAGCCCACGGAAACCAGTTTGAACTCCCACGGCCGGAACACCACGATGACGCTCGGAAACGGCGCTGGGGCGGTTGCGTCCCCAAACTTGAGCCTCCCCCGCAGGAACCGAATCTCTCCCTTCATCGCATAGCGGTGCCACCAGTTAGTGTCCGTGCGGGCCGGAACAAGGCACACAACCGTCGCACCTCGCTGCGATGCTTCGTATGCCTTCGCCATCCACGCTTCGCACTCTCTGTATGGCGGGTTCATAAATACCGACTCGGTTCCCCAATTTTTAGCGAGCCCGCTGTCGTCCTCCGTGAAAAACCGCTCGCACTTTGCGTTTGTCCCATCGGTGCATGGGTCAAGAGTGAATCCGAACTCCTTGTTTAGCGAATCGAAAAGCCACTGCGGCGTGCTCCACACGTCAGTCTGTGTTTTTCCTCCGGCCGGGAGCAGGATGGACGCCGCAAGTGGGCTAACCACGCGATGCAGCGGACCCGCTAGAGCGTCGGTTGATTTGTTCATGGTCATAGGTCGCGGGCCGCTGATCGCTGGCGTTAGCCCTCCCCTCCGCTGAAGAGCGGTGATTCCTGGATCTCGTTGAGGTCGGCCACAACCGGCTTCTTGCGCTGGAACCGGATCTTCGGCGGCACACCTTCCTCCAGCTTCTGCATGAGGATCGGCTCCGGCTCCGGTTCCTTGGGCGTGGTGGGCGCGATATTGATTTCGACGTGAGGTATCATGGCTTTCTTGGCCTCGAACTCGCCGCACCAGTCGTTGGCATTGAGGGTTGGCCAGCAACTGGGTCTTCCAGCAGGCGGGAATCTGCGGCAGGTTCCGTCCACACAATAGAACCGACAATCCTTACAGGTCACGGTGATCATCATCCTTGCATCATCGGCTGCTCAGCCACAGGAGCGGGGGGTTGCGAGGGAACGAGCATGCCCGTGCTCTCGAAGAACTTCTGGATCTCCTTCCGCAGCTTCCGCGCCTCGTTCGTCGCCACCTGCTCGTAGCCCTGGAGGAGGCTGTCGATCCGCTGCATGAACGCATTCTTGCTCACCGGGCTCAACTGCTGGC